CGGCCCGCTTCGCGCAGAGGGAGAGAACAGACCAAGCCGACCATCTCACATCATCGCCCATACCCTCGGCACGCAATGTGGAGGGGCAACAGAGGACGGCACCGGGCGCGGCGCACCGCTGGTGCCGGCGACGGTAGCGATCCGGGGCAGGGACGGCGGCGGGACCGCCGAGATGGGCGGGGATGTGGCGACCGCGCTGCGTGCCAGCACGGGCGGCGGCGACAAAGCGCATGTGATGGTGCCGATCGGCTTCAACCCGACCAGCGTTCATCACGATGGTGTGCAGCACGGGATCTCACAAACGTTGAAGGTTGGCACATCGAGCGGCGGTGAGGCGCCTGGTGTGATGGTGCCGCAGGCGATGGCCTTCGCGGAAAACGATAGGGGCGAGGTCCGATACGAAGGTGGCGATGGTCAGGTTGCGGGCGCGGTGAGCTCTGGCGGCGGCAAACCTGGGCAGGGCTACAAAGCTGTGATGGTGCCGATCGGCTTCAACCCGGTGCCGGCAGCGGTCGACCTCTACAATGGCAGCGTGGACGGCGATGTAGCCGCGACTCTTGGTGCCGCGCTAGATCGGGGCAACGCAACGGGTCCTAGTGTCATGAAAGCGGGCGCAGTTCGACGCCTAACGCCCCGCGAGTGCGAACGGCTGCAAGGGTTCCCAGACGATCACACGCTGATCGCATGGCGCGGCAAGCCGCCGGAACTCTGCCCAGACGGCCCCCGCTACAAGGCGATCGGAAACAGCATGGCGGTCCCGGTTCTAGCCTGGATCGGCGAGCGTATCGCCAGCGTCGAGACCGCTGCTGCGTTCGGTTCGGTGGTCGGCGATGATGATGCTGGAGAGGTTGGATCATGACTGACAAACGACAACAAACTGCGCTGGTGGAGTGCATCACGCTGGTGGGCGGTGCCTATGCTGCTGCTGAGATCGCTGGCATCAGCCCTGCGTGGATGTACAAATGCCTAGCCAGAGGCTATCTGCCCACCAAGGCTGCATACAACCTGCTCAGAGCCTGTGACTGGCCCATCAGCAGGCTGGCTGAGTTGACGCTGCCCGGTGGGGTGGGTGATGACTGCTGACCTGACCGTTTCTACCTGCGCGGAAAGAAGCAACCCTAGCGGTCAGGGCATTGCTTCAAGATCGCACGCTCGTACCGGCGACGACGCTCCATCCAGCCCGCGCTCACCTCGTAACTCCCGCTCTCCAGTTTCCGTATCTCCGTCTTCCCCAGCACTGTCGGGCGGGCGGGTGCCGGGCAGCAACTCGTCATGCCGGTCCCAAGCAGCAGCAACGTCGTCAGCACTGCCAACACCAAGAGCTGCTGACAGGCTGTCACGATGTCGTCGCTTCTCAGCGGCTTCATGGGCCAACTCCTTAATGAGTGGCAACAGAGACTCTAGCACCTTCGTCAAGGCCCGCAGGAAGGCCAGGAAGGTGGACACTACTTCCGTCGCCTTGTCAGGCCACCGAGTATCGCCCTGACGAACCCCCAGACCTTGTTGTCCAGCTTGGTGTCGGTGATGTCCACAGCCTTGTCGATGATGGGAGCCAGGACTATCGCCCATGCGAGGATTCCTGCGGCGACTGTCCACCAGGGGAAAGCCTCTAGGGCTGGAACAATCGCTTCAGCTACGTTGGCCGCCGTTTCGGTTGCTGCTGTAGGCAAACTCATATCAAACTCCTTCTCTCATAGACGTTGTTGAGTGGCTCATGGAGTCACTTCGATGGGAGCCGTTACAGGCGACACCTCGGCGCCCACATCTACAGGCGACACCTCGGCGGGCATCTCCACATCTGAAGGGCAGTCGTCGGTGGCGGGCGGGTCATCTTCGCAACCCACGATCAGCAGGCAGGCGAGCAGCGAAACAAACACGATCAGGCATCTCATGGCAAAACCTCCGAATGGTGGACTAGGGTGCCCTGCGCTCAACGTGCATCCAGTCACCGCCGCCAGTCTTCCAGTCAGCGCCGCATCGCCAACCGGCATCGCGGAAGACCTGCAAGAACTCAGGGTGTACAGCGAGGGGGCAAGGCTGCCCATCCTTCTGCTTGCCGCCCCAGCGGTTGAGTGTTGGGTCGAAGTCGATTGCTATGCCCCAGGAATGCAGGGATAATTTGCTATCTGGTTCGTCCTTGATCTTCCGGGGAACGTAGGTCTGCACCGACCTGGGGGTGTATCCTGAACGGTCGCACGCTCTTCGGAATAGTGTTACAAACTCATCGCCCACAAGCCGGTGCAGCCTACGTCGCTGCCCAGTATGCAACTTAAACCTGCGAATGTTCAAGTCTTCCCATTCGTCATCGATGTCGATGTAGCGACCTCGACTTGAGGTCCAGTGAAAGGTTCCATACACCCGCTTGACCTCTGCCCTGGTCTTGGGAATGACGGGTGGCTCAGTCGGGGCAGCGGGTTGAAGGTCGCGGATCTTTGCGCGAACCTCCGGTCCAGGCCAACCGTCAACCTTCAAGTTCCAGCGAGTCTGAAACTCACGAGTCAGCACTTCCAGAGCGGCGCGGTCCATCGACAACAGGGTGAGGGCTCTTTCCTTGCTCATGGCTGGCTTCCAACCACGCCTCTACCCACGCCGGGCTGTGGTGTAACTCCCGATTCAGAACGTTTTTGGTGGTGTGAAGGATGCTTTGTGATTCCTGCCGCAGGTCCTTTAACTCCCGCAACAATTCCGACATATCGATCTTTTGTCGCATGAGACCCCCCCGCTGTTTGCTGACCAACAAGAACGCCACTGCCGCCGCCTAGACCCAAAGCAGCGAGAAACCAAGGCATCCACTTCTTCGCAAGCCTGTTGACGCTGGCAGAATCCGACTGCTCGATTGTCGCGACTCGCGTGGCGAGATCCCGCACATCTATGTGGACCGCTCGTATGTCGGCCTTGACCCCACGTATTAACTCCAACATCACAGGATCTGCCGTCATCTACTTTTCCTTGGAAACCTTCTTCCGAACAGAAGCCTTCTTCCGAACAGAAGTCTTCTTCCGAACAGAAGCCTTCTTCCGAACAGAAGTCTTCTTCCGAACAGAAGTCTTCTTCTTAGGTTTGGCCTTTCTTTTGAATGTAGGTGTTGGGGGGGGCGCGGGCGCCGTCCATAGCAAGTAACCCTGCGCCCCAGCCCAGCCCACCATGCGGTTATACAGGTCTGGGCCGCGAGTCATCGCAGCCTTGACGACTGCGTCCTGGGGCACCTTGCGGGACCCGCGACTGACTCCCAGTCGAAAGACCTGCCGGCCTTTGACGACAAAGATGTGTCCCTTGCTGGGCGAGATCCAGACCTGGCAGTCTGCAAAATACTTCATGACGCTCCCCTACTTGTCGATGGCATACAGGAACCCATCGACCGCGCAGCCGGAACTGATCGACTCGATGACCATGGCGACCCGCCGGTTGCCCTTGTTCTGGAAGAAGCCTTTGACTGCACCCATCAGGGTGGTGGCGACGGTCAGGTCTACATCCGAGACCACAGCATCCTTCTGCCAAGTCAGGGTGTAGGGGTCCATCGTCCAGATGGCTGCCTCAAGTACACCGGGATCGCCAGTCGGGTTCTTTACAACGAAGACGTAGCAGATGTACTCCCACAGCCCGCAATCCACGCCATCGGTGGGCAAGGCAGGGGCTGCGGCAGCCGTGACATCATCCAGCACCGCCATGCGGGTGGCACCGCTGTCCACAGTGAAGGTCACGTCTGCGGTGTCGGTGGCGACGTACACCACCAGGTCGGAACCGTCGTCGGTGTCGATCTGCACCACGCCTGCCGATGAGGACGAAGTGATGTTGGTCACAGCCTCAATGAGCAGTTCGATGGCAACGGCAGTTGCGGTGGCGTCCTGGTTGATGAGGGTGTATGTCTTCTTGGTCCCGTTGACCCAGATGTACACCGTCTTCGCTCCGCCGCCGGTCTCGGCACCGACGACGGTGATGGTGGCACCCGACTTGTGTTTGTTGCCCGTCTTGGACAGGTTGCGCTGTAGGGTCTGACTCATGACTTCTCCTTCTTCTTCTCGTCTTTGAGTTTGCGGTTCAATCCGTTGCGGATCACCTGAATGTCGGCGATGCGACCGAGCTTGTCCTCGACCTCCGCCAGTTTCTCACGCAGCATGTCGTTCTGCGCTCGCATCTGCTCTAGTTCCTCCAACGGATTCCTCACGTTGGCCTCCACCAGTTCCATGCGGTCGAAGAGGAAGCCGATCAGGGCGAGGGCATCGACGGTGTGGATGCCACGCTTGCGGAGCCCCTGTCGGTAGGCAATGCATGCCTTGGACATCGTGCCGTGGGTGCCAAAGAACTTGTGGTGTTGTGCCGCTGCGCTCATTCGTTCCCCTCCGGGGTGTTTGTGAAGACGTTGTACGCTGTATCGATCATCGACTTCAAGATGCTTTTGCTTTCGGGTGTGCCGACTTCCAGCGGAGAGATGAAGCCACGCTTTTTTACTTCGCTCGACGCACGCAGCCAATCCTTCTTCAGGGCACGCATGTGCTTGTGCATCTTCCGGTCGCCGGTCAGGGCAAGGTTCATCTCAAGTGCCTTCATGTGCATGGCATAGCGCAGGTTGATCTCACCCTGCCGCAGTTCGAGTGCCTGGTCCTCTTCCAAGGGGTTGAGCTTGTTGAGTTGGCGCCGGCTCTCCATTGCCATCCGACGCTTCTTGGCGTTGATGGACTGGACCGTGCGATACCACATGTTGGCTTGGTCAACGGCAGAGATACCCATCCCTGGAGTCAAGATGCGCGTGAAGGCTTCCACCGGGTGAACAGGTAGGTTGCGCTTGCCACGGGTCTGTATCGCGCCCTGAGACAATCCTCGAGCCGCTTCGTAGGCAGCGCCGCCGGGCAGCGCGGTGAGCGGGCCTGACCTCTGCCAAGAGTCCACCGGCACAAACATCTTGGCGAGGTAGCCGAGAGCTCGGTAGGCATACACCGAGGTGCTGGGATTGGAGGGGGCAACGCCCGAGCCCTGGGCTGGGGAGTACAGCGACGACGGGTTCATGAAGACGAAGAAGGCATCGGTGAACGGATTCATCCGAGCGACCCGGCGCAGAACGTCATCGTCTGGCTGGATGTCATGCAGCACCGTGTTGAGGTTCGCGATGTCCCGCAGCGGGAGAGTCATCGTCAACTCGTGCATGTTGCCGTGCTTGTCGTAACCCTTGAAGGCCCGGAGCCACTTGCCGCCGCCACCTGCGGCATGGAACATCTGCGCGATGTCCCGACCACTGCCCATCAGCAAGCGGTTGGAGCCGAACGTGGTCAGGGCAGCGAACTGGTGCCCTGCCAAGAAGTGCTTGTCGCCACCATCCTCTTGGGCTGTGCGGGTCACATCGTAGGCATTCATGCCATCGACCATGAGCTTCATCATGTAGTGCTCTGGACGGTGGAGCATCATCCGCATGGTGAAGTTAGCTTGCTTGTACCCGTAGGTCAGGAACGGGGGCACGATGAACTTGGACAGGGTATTGGTCTGCAACCAGGTCATGGCAGCAGGCTTGTCGCCATAGTCATGCAAGGTGTCGAGTGCCCACTGCACAGCCTCGGAGTGTTTCAAACCCAGACCATCCTTCGCAATGAAGTATGCCTGCGCTCGACGCTGGTTCTCTCGCTTGACTGTCCATCGGATGACTGCTGTGTCTGCAAGTTGGCGGGTGAACTCCCGAATGCCTGCGCTGCCAGACATGGCGACTGGGTAGCCCTCTCTGGCATACCACTCTGCCTTGGCTGCATCGACTGCCTCTCGGTATGCCTTGCCCAGCTTGATGCCCTTCTTGTTGCCGCGCAGTCTGACGGGCACCCCCCACTTCTCCCAAGCACCCTTGCCCACCGTGCCCAGGTCATAGAAACGCTGGAGCATCGTGGTCGTCTTCATGGCGCCGGTTGCGTCCTGCGACACGCCACGCAGGGTCTGGTCGAGGACATGGGAACCGAGCGCACCGGCATGGGTCATGGCATCGCCGGTCACCATCGGGGTGGCATCGACGCCTGGTTGTTGAAGGAGACCATCGCTGATGAGCTTGGCTGTAGTCCCGTCGATCTTGCCGTGGTCGTGCAGCCTGTCCACCAGGGAATTGGACCTTGTGCGAGCGGTCCTCCAAGCTTTGTGGGTGGGCGTGTACCCGGACCTCGAGGCGAGGTTCAGAAGGTCTCCGAGTTCGTTGCGGACGTGGTAGCCGGGAAGATTGAAGCCTGTATGCAGCAACTTCCACATGCCCAAAAGAGGGCCGACCGACTTATACTGCTCTCGGAGACCTCTGAACGCTTTCGCAATGCTGGGCGGGACGTACTTGCCGGCCATGGGTCCGAACATGAAGTTGTAGGGGTCCACGTTGGCTGCGGCTGCCTGAGGGGTCACGTCCTTGGTGGTCAGGAATCTCACCCACCCGGTCTTGGGCTCCAGTGAGATCATGCCGCTGCTGTCGAGGTAGGACTCGAGTTGCTTGAAGTAGTTCATGTTCTCAAGAAGCCACTGACTGTTGTCCAGTGTCCACTTGACCGTCTGGTGGGTGGTGAACCCGGATAGATCGGCAGCATGTTGGGCGATGAAGGCAGACTGCTCGTCACCCGTGAGTTCCTTGGCTTCCCTCGTCCTTTTCTGGCGAAGGTTCTCAGCCGCCTCGACCTTCTCAAGCAGAGCGCCGGCAGCCTCAGCATCGGTGCGCTGACGCTTGTGCCTGGACGAGGTCTGCTTCATCGGGATGCCGAACACCTCTGCGCCCAGGTCCCTCTGGATGGCAGCCCATTTGGTGGTCATGTCGCTCCAAGAGCGCGACAGGTAGGCATCGTAGTTCTGGAGGATGGTCAGGGGGTGCTGACCCAGTGTCTCGACGAGGGCTTCCTGCTGCAAGCGGTAGGGCTCGTAGAAGCGATACAGGTCCGACTGCGGATTCGACATCTCCCGCGAGACCCACCGGGCAAGAGCCGGCGTCTTCGCGTCGGAGATGAAGCGCACCGTTGGGTGAGACCGGATGATGCCCAGGAGCCTGGCCTGCGCTGCGACAGCGGCTTCACTCCCGCCGGCTGCATTCTCGATCTGCTTTGCCCCTTTGATGAACAGCTTCATGGGCTGCGTGTAGAGCAGGGCACCGTGCTCCGACACAGGCAGTTCATAACTGCGCTTGCCGGCGGCGACGTTCGCCTCGTCCATCTTGGCGAGGATGCGTGGCAACTTCTCAGTGATTGGGTGGACGCTCTTCATCGGAACGTGGGTGTACTTGCCCTTGGTCACGGTCTCGGAGAAGGCATACGCCACCCAGTTGGTGTCGTGCTTCATCTTTTGAGCGAGACCCTTCATGGCACCAGCGACCAGTGTTGCCCCCTCCTCCCTGGTCATCATCCCTGTGATGCCTTCGTTGACGTTGTTGTACACGTCGGCGGCGTTGCGGAACTTGCTCCTGGGCATAGCGATCTTTCGGATCTTCTTGCGAATGTCTTTCGCCCACTTGGGTCCGCGAACGACTTCGTTCTTCTTGATCCAGGCGTCTACCTTCCGACTGTCGGCTGCCCAGAGGAACCGCTCTGCGACTTCCGCTGCTCCCGCGTTGGCGAGTTCGGGGATGGCATACTTCTGAGACTCAGGGGTTGCAACTCTTTCGGCGGGTGGGGTCGGTGGCTCACCGAGCGGCTGGACCTCTGGGTGCTGCTTGACGTAGCGGGCATACGCCTCTTTCAGCGGGACGATGCGGGCACCAGCGTCGTCAATGACAATCGTAACTCGATGGAGGTTCCCGCTTTTCAAACCCTCCATGTGGGATGTTGCGTGGTATCCGTAACCGCTGTTCAGCGACTCAACAACCGCACTTGGGGCACCAGCCTCCTGATGCGTGTCGCGGATATTCTGAACCAACTCCTTATACGCATCGAAGTTCGTTTTGATTGGCCCATCCAAACCGCGCACGGGCTCAACATCCATGTTCTTAGCAATTTGGTTCCACATCTCCATGTCGGGTGGGAGTTCCATGTCCAAGATCTTCGCATCCGGGTTCAGTTCAACGTAGTTGACCCTACCCTCGCCCGGCTTCCCTTTGCGCGTTCTACCGGCTGCGTATTCCTCAACAACCTTCCGGTTCTCTGTCGAATAGAAGCCCGTCCCCTTTTTCCACTCCCTGGTGTGTGCATATGGGTCAATGAAGTCGAGGTCACCATCAGGCGAGCCGTGGTAGTTGTACCCCTCGACCTCTGGGCGTTGCGCCTCAAACTCGTCAAATGATAGGGGTTGCTCTGACTTCCTCTGCTGCCAGTCGCGGAGTTGTCTGATGTACTCGCGCTTCTGTTTCCTCAGAACTTCTGGCGAAGGAGCAAGCGACCGTCCGGTTGCCGGCCCATCCACAATCTCTTTGATGGCGGGCAGGGAGCGGATGACTTGCAGGTACTCCTGCGCCTGCTCGGGCAGCAGGTTCTCGACGGCATCGGGCACGATACGCTGGATGTATGCCAGGTTGAGGGCGATGTCCTCGTCGGACAGCCCCGCCTTCTTCATGCTCTCACCGAGCCGCTGGCGAGCCACCATGTCCGAGGGCCGGCTGCCGGCGCCGGGATCACCCACCACCGAGTCGTACTCCTTCTGTAGGGGCGTCGTGTCCTTGCCTGGCGGGACAATCTCACCCTTCTTGTTCCGGTGCAGGTTCTTCTCCAGCAGTCCAAACAGGATGGCTTCCTGTTGCGGGTCGGTTAGTGGCACCTCGTTTTGTGCCGTAAGTTCATCGACCTTCTGCCCAAACCTCTCAATGACCTCTGGCGAAGCGTACTCGTCCGCAAGAGCTCGGATCGCATCTCCATAGGGGTGCCCCTTGAAGGTGTCTCGGAAGGAGTGCCGCATCTCGGTGACCGCATCGGGCAAGTCCCACAACACAGGTTTCGCCCAATCCGGGGTGTGATGGAAGGACTTGTGCAGCCACGGGTTCAGCTTCACGTCCCGCTCGGGGATGTTCACCAGACCGTAGAAGGCTTTGCGTGCGTGCTTCTTGTAGTGCAGGGGTTCGCCGGCAACCGACTCTACCTGAACGAAGTCGTCGCCGGCACGCACCTTGACCGGAAGTTTCTTTCCGCCGATCCGCATGGTGGGTTTGAGCAGCATCGCCGGTCCAAGCAGGGACTCCACCGGGAACTGGTAGAAGGCATTGGCGAATGCGTCCCACTTGTCTCCCTTCTCCGCCATGGCAGCCGAGGCAATGGCAGGGCTCAGTCCGTAGACCATGGCTCGCCCGGCGGCCACCGTGCGCTCGTTGATCCTCTGCATCCAGGCGTCCCTCGAGTGGGCACCCTTTCGCAGGGACTTCTGGATGGCGGCCTTTGAGGAGTAGCCATGCTTGGCAGGGTCCCAGTCCTCTTCCGAGATGTTGGCACGCAGGGCAGGGTCGTTGTCGGTAGCCTCTGAGCCGGCACCGAACTTGGCACGCATCGCCCAGTGCCCGGCACCCTCACCCACCTCCCGGCCTAACAGCACCGAGCCCATGAAAGGCCAGGTTAGGATGCCGGCGGCGACCGCAGCCCCACCTGCCAGGACGTTGGCACCGAACTGGGCTGTGCCCGTCACCATCTCCATGGCCCGGTTCTCTCCGACCTGTGTTGCGAGTGGAGTTGCTCCCTGCCTTCCAGCTGTCTGGAGGGCAAGCCACCTGTCAAAGCCCACCTGCCCAGGACCAGGGGCTTCAGGTTGGCTGCGGATGAAACCGAGCGGGTCTCCGAGGGTGTGCAGGAACTGCCCGGTCAGCGGCAGCCCGGACTCTGCGAGGGGCTTGTCGAAGGCTTGGCGGCGAACGGTCTCTCCGGGTGCCACCTGGTCGCCGGCTACCAGACCGGGTTCTTCGTCCAAGAACTGGACCGATGGCTCAGAGGGCTCATCAAGAAACTCGACCGTTGACGCAGGCTGCGCCCCAGGATCATCGAGAAACTCGATTGAACTCGCCATTCGGAACTACCTCAAGGGGTGGAACTGCTTGCGATCGGGACTTGCCCAACCAAACACGCCACGGTCTTTGGCTCTACGCCAACCTGGGGCTGGCGGCTCTCCCCAGTTCGGTTCAGCCTGCGGCTGCGGGATCGTGCTTTGACGGTGGTCAACGGAAATAGCCCTGCTGTAGTCAGTTTGTGCGGTGTCGATCATGCTGTCGATGAGCTTGAGTTGTTTCGCCTTCTCCTTTCCGAACAGGTTCTGACTGGTCACGATCCTCGCTCGAGAGTCTATCAACTTCCGCAGTTTGTTGGACTCCTCTTGGATGATGCGATCCCTGTGGTCTTGCGGCTGCCTGGCGCGAGGCATGTCCCTGCCGGTCTGGGCATAGGTCTTGCCGGTGGGGGAGAGTTTCTCCGGGTCGATGACTTCTCGCGTGGCTCTTTCGAGATCTGGAGATATGCGCCGCAGTCGCTTGTACTTGGACTCCAACACCTTCCTTATCCGCTTGTGGTGTGTGGGACTCTGATCCATCTCGAGAGCGAGGCCCTCGATCTCCTTGATGAGTTTCTCTGCGCCTCGACCCTTGCCCCTGCCCCTGCCCCTGCGGGCGAAGCGGTCTCGGAGTCGAGCGGCGTGGGTCAACTCTTCCTTCCTGTCGGCGGCCCGCTGCGCTTGCAGTGCCTGCTGGTTCTGGAGTTGGTGCTCCATGAGACCGTGACGGGCAGAGGTCGCCTCCATCCGGTGCATGTCCTCCGGGTCGATGGTGTGCGGGTCCATGGCACGAGGGATGACGCCGGCCAGGTTGGTCAGTGCCTTGCTCTGCATCAGGGCTTGGTCGGTCATCGCCAAGTCCCGGCGAGCGGCAGCATCCTCGGCATAGGCATTCTGCATGCCCTGCCACTGGCGCTGCTTGAGAAGTTCAAATCGCTCTGCCATCGTCTACCCCTTCAAGGCTGCATGCCAATCGTCGTCCCAGTTGTGGATCTCAGCGACGTAGGTGATTGCTTGAATCCAAGTCTTAAGAGCCTTGCCCCACTCATATTTAGATGTGTAGGCATTTTTTTGAGGGATTGGGAATTTGCCTGCCTTGCTCGCCATTTTTTGAACGATTGTAGGAACCGACCCGCCCTGCACCCACTTCTCAATGATTGCGCTGGTGTAAGCAGGGTTGCTGGGCATCTCTACCGAACTGGGCTTGTACGCGAACATCTCTATTATTTCCTCGTCGGACACCTCGATGTCGCCGGCAAGGATGCCTGCCAGTTTGCCGATGGTCTCGTCGTCAGGCACCAGGTCGAATGCGTTGATGAAATTGGTGGCTGCCTCTATGCCGGCATACTTCTTCTTCCAAGCGTTCATGTCCTTGGTTTCCGCAAACTTGTCTTGGGCGAGTTTCTGAGCAGCCTCTGCCAAGTCCATCCTGCCCTGCTCTGCCAACAAGCCAGCCAGAATGCCCGCTTGCTGTCCGTACAACTGCGACTGAGCGAGGGCAAACTTGTACTCCGCATCGACCATGGCTTTCGCTGCATTCACCGACTCCTGTGCCAGGAGAGGGCTGCCGCCCGCGAGGATGCCGCCGCCGGCTTCCGCCAGCGCAGCGTGCAGGGTGTCCTTCTGCTTCTGAATCTGCGACTTCGCCTGCTCGAGCATGCCCTTGTGCAGGGCGCCACCCTTCTCGGTCAGGGCACCGAGCTTGCCTGCGATGTCGTAGATCTCCTTCCGCAGACCACCCATCGAGGGTGCCATGCCATTGGTCGCCTTGTTCCAGCCCTCCTTGGTGGACAGGTCGCCCATGTGTTTCGACATGCCGTCCTTAGTGGACAGGCTGGCTTCCTCGACACCCTCAGCCGGCACCATTGCCGACTCCTGCTCCTCGAAAGGCGTGGCAGGTGGCTCCATCGTGCTGGTGCCTGTGTCAGTGGCGGTGCCAGGGGCGAAGTGATTCGGGGGTCCACCGGGCTCATCGGGTTGCGCGGGGGTTGCGTCACCCGCAGGCTGCGGGGCGGCTGCCGGATGCTGCTGGGGTGCCTGGGGACCATAGGGGTTGCTGGGTCCATCAGGGGCTGCGCCTCCCGCTGCTTGGGGTGGCGGGGCAGACTCTCCCTGGTAGGGGATCTCGCCGCCGCCGGGCGGTCCTTCCTTGGAGTAGTCGAACTGCATGGGCGGGCCGCCAGGTCGCTGCTGCTGCGCTGCCTGCTGCTGCTGCCGCATCATCATGCGTGCCATGGGTTCTGCCGCAGCCTGGACCCTGGACTGCATGTCCTGCTCTTGGCGCTGCTGCTGAAGACCCTGGACCGTCTGCTCCATGCCGCCAAGGCGACCCTCAAGACCGCGTGAGCCGTGCTGCACTGACTGGGTGCGGAGGAACGAGGCTACTGCCGGCGACATCTCCTTGGTCTTGACGCGGAACTGGGAACCTTGGGCGGCGGGCGTAGCCTGCTGCACTGGTTGGTGGATCGGAGTCTGATTGGCGAAGGGGTTCTGTGCGCCCTGCTGATTGTGTTCAAAGGGTTGCTGCTTGCGCTGCGGCGGGAGACCTTGGCGCATCTGCCCCATCTCACCCGATGTGGGGAAGCCGCTCTCCTTCGCACCCTCGTTGCTGAACCCTCGAGTGAAGTCAACCATCTCTTCCCCCTATGGTTGCAGGCGTGTCTCAACGCCCACCACCACACTGGTCTCTTCGACCGTCCGAGTCGAGCCCGCGTCGGACACAACCTTGACCCGCAGGAACTGCGCCGCCGCGATGGTCGTAGCTCCGGGTGTCACTTGCTTGTAGTAGCCATAACTGTTGGTGCCGTCTGTCTCCACCGCAGCGCCTGGCGAGCCTGCTGTGAATTGAGCACTGCACCCGGTCACTGTGGTATAAACGCCATCGACAGTGCCCGACTGCTCCAGGGTCACCGTGAAGTCGTCGCCACCGGCAATGGCAGCACTCAGTCGGAGTTGGAACTCCACCGCGTAGACCTTGCTGCTATCACCACTGGCAGCACCAGACCCGATGCCCAACTTCTGGTAATTCATCATGACGGTAGCAGCGACACCCACCTGCCTGTCGCTCTGGAACGGCAGATGGGTTCGGATGTTGAACCGCTCCAAGTTGTCCACCGGGATGGAAGTCAGAAAATCTTGGATGTTCTTAAGCGCGGTGCGGATCTGTGAGCCGAGCAGCGCACCGCCATCGAGGATCTTGGGAATTAGGGGTCCGCTTGTCATGGTCGCACATCGATGGTTGCGGCGGGACCGTTGGCAGCCTCGCTCAGGTTGGTGCCCGTCATGTACGACAGGACATAGGTCCGAGTCGAGGACCACTTGTTGCCGACAGCGATGCCGTAGTCTGCGCCATCGTCATAATAGATGTCCGCGAACACACCATGAGAGATGTCATCCACAAACCTGCACATCATGACCCGGCAATAGTCTGCGTCGATGAGGACGGCATTTTGCTGCGCTCCCTCAAAGGTGCAAGCTTCGATAGAGCAGTGGCTAGCTTGGATGTCCAGGGTCTCGGTTGCTGTCGTCCCGGTCTGCTTGAAGTGTAGTCCGCGCAGTGTGACGTAAGCGCCAGTGATGTTGAAAGCGTTCCCGTCGCAGGTGATACGGACCCTGCCAATCGCCTCGATAGTGACCTCTTTGTCCAGCGTCAGAGCGTTGGGCAGTCGATACTCGCCAGGCAGCAAGCGGATGACCTCGCCTGTGATGGCGGCCCGGACGGCACCGGCAAGACTATCGAGTGGGGAAACTTCCACACCCCTTCGCTGATACCTCTCGTTGAGGTCCTCCTTCATCTGGCGGAGACTGTGGTCAACGCCGACATGCAGGCTGGAGAGTGCGTCGAGCTGCTGGAACCCAATGTTGGGGTAGCTTTCCCTCATCGACGAACCCCCTTCTCCGGGGTCAGGACTAAGGAGATGTCGATGACGCGCAAGGAGGCACCCGAGGTGTCGTCCACCCGCTTCCGCAGTACCAACCTGGCGAACTGCGTCGAGGGGCATCGCACATCCACCCGGCAGTCAAAGGGTTGGTCGGGCACCCAGAGGTGGACATCGTCTTCAGCGGTGCCACCGTCTGCCTGCCACTGACCGATAGAGTCATCGCCTGCGTCTGGCTGCCAGAAGTAGCCCGAGACTGGGGACTTGAACTCGCGAGGCCAGGGGGTGACCGTGGTGACGTACTCCTGGCTAGCGGTTGCTGCCGGGGCATCCTGCTGATTGATAGCCTCAAATGGGGCGAGTTCGGGCAGCAGGGCGAGTTGCACCTTGTTGGTGTCCGCAGACCCGCCGGCAATCCGACTGTTGAAAGTGTCGTCCCGCGTAGCGTACATCCGCATCCGCACCTGCCGGTAGATGCGGGGGGCGGCATCGCCCATGTGCAGCCGCTTGGTGATCGCAATCATCTCAAACGGAAGTTCGGCGTAGACAGGCGAGGAAGCAACGAACGTCAGTTTCTCGTCCGGGGCGTTCTCCCGATCCATCACCCCAATGGACATGTGGGACGCAGTCTCATCTGGGTTGGTACGGGTCGCGGCATTGTACTCGAGGTAGCCTTGGGCGAAGAGTTTCTCGGGCTCTCTGCTGCTGGACATCAGCGAGTACATGCCAGCGATGGCAGAACCAACCGTGTCTGCCGGGGCACCTTCAGTCCCCGAATCGTATGCGCCAGCCCCTGTCCACAGCCAGCACCTGCCGGTCGGGTAGTGGATGCAGATGGCAATGTCGTTCAGTTCCGTTCCAGAACCGCCCTTGAGTGCGACGACGTAAACATCGTCCGAGGCGATGACAGCCGCTGACGCATGCTTGAGGACATTGTGTGCCACGATGTGCGGCATGTGGAGGTCTTCCCCCTGGATCGTCCAGCCCCGAGGCAGCCCGACAGGTGCCTCCCTGCCCCGGAACATCTTGTCCAGCGGTTTGCTCATCCGCTTGGGCAGCCCGCTGCCATCCCAGGCGTAGATGCCGTCTTGAGCGGTCCACATCAGGAGACCATCTCTGGTCTGCACGATGGTTCTATGGGCGGCACAGCCCACACCCATGACCTTCACCACCTTCGCGGGGGGCGCGTCGGTGATGTACATCTCGGTGTCAGTGAACACCACAAGCTGTTTGCGGAATGACGCTAGGCCAGTGACCTTCCGCAGCGAGGGCATAGCGGAGAAGTTCACGGCACGGAGGCACCGGGGCAGGAAGGGATCGGAGAAGTAGATAAAGCGGGAATCGACGCGGATCTTCATCTTGTCGGTGGAGAGTTTGACTCCATCCTTGGTCTGGTCGTCGGTGGCGAAGATGGCGGTGCCGTCTGTGTCGATGGCAATGTCGGTGGTGAGCCAGACATCGTCGTCGAATCCGGCGTAGACCAGGCGTCCGTTATGCTCGACCACCATGGAGGCACCATAGAAGTTGGTGATGTACGCGAACTGGTCTTGGTCCGAGGGGTTCTTGTAGAAGGAACCGCCAGCGTCGGTGATCTCCTTGTCGTGCTCTGCCCACCTCCACAGGGTGCCTCCGTTGCAGAAGTAGACGAAGACACCGAACTGAGTGAAGGTATAGGGACGGTTGGGTCGGTCGTTGGAGCGGTTGTCGCTAGTCAGGACGGTGAGACCGTCCCCGATGTTGGCCGAATGGGCAGTAGTCGTCCATACGCCGGCTGAGACAATCTGCGACAAACCACCCGAATTGTCGTTGGGCACAGCGCAGGCGATGATATAATCGCTGCCAGAACTAGACGAGTACAGGTGAGCTCCCAGAGGGAAGTATTCCTCCCACGCCAGGGTCTTCCATTCGTCTGGGACGTAGCGGTCGGTGGCATCGTCGTCTGCCTCAACCTGCCAGGTCTCTGGGGACCGGAGGATGCGCCAGCCTTTGCGGGCCTCGAGCAAATCCCTGGACAGGTCACAGTTCAAAAGCAGATCGAACTCGACACTCTTCTGTCGAGCCGGCTCTGTCTCCATTCCCCCAAAGACTGGGAGCACTTGTGACTCTGTGTCTGCCATGTCCTACCTGTGCGCGTTGCTGACGCGGGGTGGGGTCTGCCCTTGCTGGGTCAAGCCAAGGATGTCAATCATGGTGCGGAAGCGTGCCCAGTACAGTTTCTCGTGCTCTGATGCGTCGGCCTTGACCGAGAGCATCGCCTCCACCGCAGCCCACATGGGGATGAGGTCGTGGTGGTCGAGCAGTTCGCCTGTCGTACCACCATCGATGGACAGCAGCAGTTCCGCGTCTGCCGCAGGGTCGTGAACCGGGGGCAGCATGTGAATCCACAGGTGTTGTGCGGTTGTATACAGCGGGTAAACGAACAGGCGCCGACCCAGGATCTTGTAGGAGTGCCCGGCGGAAGACCCCGTTTGGTTGTAGGGGTCCTCTTCGATGCCCGAGTGCGGCAGGTTGTAGAGGTCAACGATGTGCTCCTCGACAGGCAGCAGATCGGGCGTGTTGTTGTCCGAGATGTCTGCGTCGGAATTGATCTCAAAGATGCCCAGCACCTTGACCCACCTGCCAACGAGAGATGGTGTGGTAATGAGGTCGGTGACCGTGTCGAGCGTGATGTGTGGGCTGGAGGTGGGATACAGAATCCGCACTTCCTTGTGGAAGTAGTCCACCGTCCGGGCGCAGATGTCGTTGTAGACCTTGCGGTTCGCAGCCACGAGCAGGCTGTCGATCTGCGCGTTTGTCCACGAGGCGGCAGAGGGCTCATTGATAAAGAACCGGGTGCGGGTACGCGCATCACCGAGGTTCATGTGGACCCCCTAAATCGACAGGTTGCTTGGCACAGAGACAGTCGGAAACATCGTACCCTCATTCATCACCTGGCTCTTCCATCGGCGGATGATGAATCCAGCCTCCTCTGGATCGCAAGCGTTGAGCGCAGCCTCGACGTATTCCTTCTGCTCCTGCTCCTTGTGAGCGTTCATGCCATTCGCCACCTGTTGACGGTACTGTTTGTTGGTCACCTGCCGGCCCGCCCAAGCAGACAGGTCGAGGTCGTCAAGGACCTTGAACTCCGACCCCTTAGGCACGTCGCGCAGGAAGAAGATTTTGCCGTTGTCACCCCTGGCGTAGATCTTGTTCAGACCATCGACCAGGTAATGGACAGCGACGACATCCGGGTGCCGTTCGCGTAGCAGTTGGAAGGCTCTGCCCGAGAAACCGTAGTCCCTGGCATCGCGGATGTCGTCGCCGAATCCATCCACAAAGGAGAACTCATGCGACTGCGCTTTGAGCAGACTCATGAACCCTCCTTCTAGTCTGCCTGGCTCGCACTGGTGTAGAGAGTCACGTCCTTGCCCGTCTTCGCTCGTGCGTAGGCAGTCCGAACGGGACCGTACACCAGAGAGCAGTTCACCTCGATGGGCGTGCTGCTCGTGTCTGCCTCGTCCTTGAGAACGAGTTCGAGCGAGTCGAACTCATCCACATCGAACTCCTCGTCCGAGGGATGCAGGACCGTGAAGTCGCCAGCGTCGATGCCGCCAGTCGCCTCAAACCAGAGGAACTTGGACTCGACATCGATGTCGGCGGTGCCGTCTTTGGTGCCCTTGGCAATCGAGAAGGGCACGTTCGCGGTCTCCCCCTCGATCTTGACGTAGGGCAGGGTCGCCGGGTCAGCATCACAAGAAGCTGCGACCACAACCGAGGAGTGCGCGGTGACTATCTCGGTGATGGACTGAGCGATCTCATAAGCTCTCGGCGCCACTTCCGCTGAGGCGGCGGGATTGGTCAGCCCCGCGTCGTCCACCGCGAGGGCGAAGTCAGAGTTGTTGCTGATGATGACGTATTTTTTGTCACTCACAACCCGACTCGACACCGCAGCAATGAAGCCCGCCTCTTCAAATGCAGTAACATCGTTGAGTTCCTCAGCGATGCGGGTGGCGAACGTCGCAGCATCTTCTGGACTTCCTGAGTCGTTGGTAATGGTCTGCTCGGTAACACCCGTGACGGTGATCCCGATGTCGTCGTCGTCCTGCACGTCAGCACCAGAGGTATCGACCTCGATGACGCAGGTGTAGACCGAGAAGTTGCCTTCAGTGGACTTGCCGACATCAATGTCGAACAGGACACCATCTTCGGCAACAGGCGTGCCGGTGACCTCGATGAAGGACTGCTGCTTTACACCCGTGCGGGCACGCTGCCGGATCTGAACTGCCGCATCGGCGTTGTCCTTGATCTGGAAGTGCAGGTTGTCCACATCCGAATCGGCCTTCCGGTTGTCGAGCACGATCTTGCTGATGCGTGCGTCGAACGGAAAGGTCTGGTACGCGGTCGCTGTCTGCGCCGCTGAAGAGTCCTCGATTCGCAGGAGCTGCGACACCATCTGGGTGCCGAACACCTGGTCGAGGGCACAATCTTTCGCTTGGATTCCCGTTGCCATGCGCTATTCCTCCAACCACCTTCGCATGAGTGGTTATCTGGGGGTTTGAAGCAGGAAGGAGGTGACCCCAGCGATCCCCCAGATCTGGGGTCACCTCCCTTCTGTCCTACTAGAGGACGGTTCCGCTGACGGTGACGCCGTGCAGGATGCCGTGGGTGTTCATCTTCTCATAGGCGAGGTTCATGTACGCCTTGTAGAAGCCACGCACCGCGTCGGAGCCGCTGCCCGAGACAGCCAGGGACTTCAGCACGCTGCCGCCCTTGTCGTCCCAGTGGAAGTCGCGCCGCATCGCCCAGAACAGGCTCTCCTCGTCGATGGCGAAGAGGTGACCGTAGGGGCAGTATTTGTCGATGATCCAGTCGTACTCGCGGTCGCTGGCGAACTTGAGGACCTGGTAGCCACCCTTGAAGCTGTCGGCGGCGTACCGCGTCTGGCTCTGGAGCGAGGCCAGGTACTCGAGGTACATCGAGTAGTGGCTGATGAGGCAGGTGGGCTCGCCATCGGCGACTTCCTGCACGGCTTTGATCATCTGGTGGATCTCGTTCTCATCGAACGGACCCGCGCCGGTCACGTTGCGCGTCTGCCAGGTGTAGTCGCCGCCGCTGGTGTACGCGACGTTCTGGAGTTCCTGCGAGGCCAGGACCTGGTACTCGTTGGTCAGAGCACCGAGACCGTTGATGCCACGCTCAAACTCGTGGTTGCCGTCACTGTTGACGTGACCGCGAACAACGTAGTCGTTGACTGCCGGGTTGGTAGTGCCGCCCAGCGTGGTGATCTCACACTGCTGGTTGGGCGTGTCGATCGAATCGACCGAACCGTAGCCCGAGGGAGTGGCGCCGGCTGCGAGTTCAGCCTGGGTGCCCCAGACCAAGATGTCGCCCACCTTCAGGTAGCGCGTGCCGCCGAATCCGGTGGGCGCGTTGCTGTAGCCCAGCGGAACCTTGACGGTCGTGGTGCCACCGGCATACGCCGTGACCTTGCCGCGAACACCGTTGAACTTGCTGGCGTTCGTCGCCGACTCGTCCACCGGCTTGCTCCAGATCTGCACGCCCATGTGGTCGCGTGCGTCCGTCACCAGACCCTTCATCTCCGACTCCAAGGCACGGCGGAAGCCACCCTTGTCATCGAGGACCGAGTCCATGGCGAGGCCAGTCAGTTGGATCGTGCCGTAGAACAGCACGTCGGTGACTTCAGCCTGGGCGTAGTTCTGTCCACCAGCGAGCGGCAGGGTGCCGGTCTCACCACGGAAGCCAACACCCGTGTTGCGCTTGGTATGGATGGGGAACATGATCTTGCGACCACTCCACTTCATGTCCTTGCGCTGCTCCAGACGGTCTAGCGCCCAGTTGCGGTTGTTCAGTTGCTCGACAATGCGGGGACCGTAGAAGTCCTTCAGCAGACCGTCGAGGTCCTGATAGTTGGTGATTCCTGTGCCCTTACTGACACCTGAAGTGGTAGCCATATCTCAATCTCCCGACTTCAACCGAGGTTGGTTTCCAACCAGTTGTCCACCGCTTTGGCGAAGTCTCTGTCGTTCATTTTGGCAGGGTTTGTCGAGGGCTTCTTGCCCGCGACTGCCGAACTAGCCCCACGGGACCGGATCGGAGCTCGCCCTGACGGTTTGGTCTTGACCTTCCGCACCGCGCCTTCCTGGGCGCTCTTGCGGATAGAGTCGAAGGTGTTCCTGGCAGCCTGGATGGCAGCCTCCACCTCGTTGATGCGCCGCTGGTCGCCGCCGATCACACCCAGTTGGGTATAGCCGGCTTCCCACAATCGGGCCTTGACCTCGCGGTTGTCGCTGAACGCAGTCCCCGTGACTGCGGCATCGACGTAGTTCACGAGCGTGTCTTGGACCCAACGCTGGTACTGCTGCACCTGCTGGGTCCGCGACTGGTTCTCAACCTCCTGCTGCCGTTTGGTCCTCATGTCGAGGAGTTCGCGGCGCGTTTCACTGAGGTCGATCTGCAATCGCTTCACGTCGTAGTCGGGGTCATCCTCGTCGAGCGCGGCGTATGGGTCCGTCTTGGGTGCCGGGGCTGCCGGCGCCTGCTGACGCTCCAAGAGCATCTGGCGAAGGTCCCCAATCACACCAGTCAACTGCTGATTCTGACTGAGCACCGTGTCGAACTGGGACTGCATGTTCGTCATCTTGCGATCGAACTCAGCCTTCAGATTCTGCACGGGACGGTCATCTTCAACCGCTTTCTCGACGGGCTCCGCCGCCGACTCCTCGAAAGGATTCTCCGGTTCTGCGGCAGCAGTTTCTACTTCTACTTCCTCGTCCGGGCTTGACGTGCCCGCGTCGTCGGCAGCCGCATCATCCGCAGGAACGGAATCTTCGGTCTGTGGCGAGGTCTCATCCGCTGCGCCCATACTGGACGTCATGGCGGCATCGAAGTCGTCTGCTGTCCCCCAACTTGTGTCTCTTCCCTTGCTCATCATGCCTCCCGGTCGTAACGCGACCAACCGTTATACGGGTCCCCCGATAATCTCGAGAGCCTGCGTTTCTGGCACGTTCGGTTCCACGCCAGGCATCTGCGGGGGAACGCCAAATCCTTCGTCGGGCGGCGGAGGTCCACCGGGCGGGGGCGGTGCCCCTGCGTCCGGGTCCTCGACCGGCCCTTGCATCATCTGACCGTGGGCTTGGACATGCATGAGGAATGCCTGCTGGACATTGGGTCCCGCCTTGTACCAGCGGTCTTCCTTCATCGCATCCAAGTGGATCTCAAGGTGCTCGTCGTGCGCCTCGTGCGGGAACACATGAGCCTGCTCACCCTGGAACAACAGGTCGTTCTCGTGACGGGCACGCTCTTGGTCGCGGTCGGTGCCGCCGAGCAGTTCGCCAACATCACCGAACTCAAGGAGCTTGAGGGCTTTCTCCTGATTGATGAGCCCGATCTGCGCCATCTCAATGATGGTCTGGCGGCGACCCTCGCGGTTGGCGGGCAGCGAGGACTCGATGTGGAACTCCACATCTTCGTAGTTGATCTCGTTGGCGTCCAACGCTTGCGCCTCATGCATGGCGTTCTCACCCATGATGCGGTAGGTCAGCGGGAAGTCAGCGTTCTTCTTCCAGGTCTCCAGCATCATCCGACCCAGTTCCTTGAGGGCTTGGCGGATGCACTTCAAAGTGGGACCCAGTTTCGTATTGTCCTGCTCTGCGGCGAAGAGGATGGATCGACCGGACTGGGAGGCACCCTCAGACAGGCCAAGGGAGGGGTCCTGCACGCCCAAGGTGTTCATGATGCCGGCGCGGAAATACTCGCCAAGCTGCATCATGTTGTTGCTGACCGGGTCTCCCCGAATCCAGTGCGGTGGACCGTGGGTCGGGTTGTACTCGATCTTCTCGCCAGGAGCGGAGGTGATGCGCGTCACCTGCGACCCCTTGGGGATCAACCATTTGCCGTGGGCGGCCAGGTGCATCTGCTCGATGATGAGCGAGTAGACCTGATTGGTCGCCATCTGCATGTCCCGCGCCTGCGAGACCGGGGTCAGGCCGATGAAGCTCTCGGTGTCCGGGTAGAAGTTGCAGTAGATGAAGGGGAACTCGATGGCGTCCTCACCCTTCTTAGGGTTGGGTTCCTCGTATTCCAGCAACTCACTGCCCGCGATGACGATGCGTCTGCCACCCGGATGCTCTTTGGAGGCGAGTTCCCACAGTTCCTTGACCAGAACCGTGTCTGCCACCTGGTCACGACCCTCGTTCAGCACCGACAGCCACTCGAGTCCAAAGGCGGCGACCCGCTCGCCTTGAATCTCAACGCCCCATCGCTCAAACACCTCGTCCACCGACATGGTGTGGGCGTGGATGATGAAGCGGGCATCCCGCATGGTCTTGGCACCGGGATCGACGAAAATCTCAAACGGTGACACCGAGAAGGCTTCCAACTCGCCTTCGGGCCGGCTGCGCTCTGCCTTGGACAGGCCGAGGGAGTCAGCGATCAGCGGGTCCACCTCTCGGATGGGACCAGCTTCCGGGTTCCAACTGACCTTCCACCACGCCAGCCCGGTAGACCACAGTTCGCTGCACCAAGACACATACTCTCGGTCCATGCCGTGCTTGCGCCACTGATAGGTCATCATCCGCTCGCACGCACGAGCAACAGAGCGATCCTTGTCGGTGTTGGTGGCGGGAGTGACGACTGGGCGCGGTTCCTGGGCGGTGAGCTTGGCGACGACGGTGCGCTCGACGGGTTGCATGATGTTGCAGGTGATCTGCTTGCGCCAACTCTTCTTCGCCACCCGCCGGATGTCGTTGTTCTGCGGGTCAGCGGAGAACCACTGGTAGCCCCGGATGAACGCTTTGTTCAAGACCCAGTCTGCCGTGGTGGCAGAGCGGGCATCCTTGGCACGGTTGAAGTAGTGGTCTACCTCGTGCTGGGGATTCTTGTCCTTGTATCGCCGGGCGTGGCGAACACGGTCAACCTTGGTGCGTGGGATCGCCATCTACAGACCCAACCCTCTGCCGCGAAGCGACATGCCGCCACCGTAGTAGTTGTTGATCGGCTTCCACGTCCCATAGTGCTCGTCGGTGGAATAGTCCAACTGTTCGGCAAAGGCTGCATCGACAGGTTTGGGTTGCCCCTGGAGCGTCATGCCCATGGTCTTTGCCGGTTGGCCGCCGAACGGGTTCTGGATGGGCGACGTGGCGGCCATGGCATTGGGGTCGGCGTATATGGACGTATACCCACCCTCGCCCGGCAGTTCTGGCACCTTGGCACCTTCATAGGCTGCGACCATCGCAGGCGCACCCTTGAACAGGCCGATGGCACCCTGCCTGAGTTCCTTCTTGGACTTGGTGGGGTCATCCTCGAGGAAGGATGCCGCCATCTGACCTGCGCTATGGCCGAGCCCAGCCCCTGCGACGGCACCTGGTGCGTTGCCGGCCATGCCGCCGATGACACCACCGATGACCATGCCGCCGATCTCAAGACCATCTCCGAGGTAGTCCTTCCAATCCTTGCTGTCCGGGGTCTCGACTGGAGGGCGATACTTGACCAATGCCATCAGTTCACCTCCGCCAGTTGCGCCATCATGGTCTTGAGGTCTGCCTCGTCATTGATGTTGGCAACGCCAGCCTGCATCGACTGCTCTGCCTCAAGGCGGGCAGCCTTGGTCTGCTCTTCGCTCTCCCCGTAGGTCGCGATGTGGGCGAGCTCGGATGAAGCAGCATCAGCGTACTTGGACAGTTTCTGCCCTGAGTAGCCAGCCTGGGCGAGGGCTTTCTTGTACTCCGCCTGACCCTTGCGGCTGTTCATGTCGAAGACGAAGTCGGTGCCGTCGTCCACCACCAAGATCATCTTGTTGTGCTTGTAGTCCCGCACCGGGACGAAGGGGGCGAGACCCTGTCCACGGTTGGCTGCGGCAGACCGACGTGCCCGGATGAGGACGTCGTGCATCTTCCGCATGTACACATCACCGTGGCTGGCAGCCTGCATGATGCGCTCTCGCCAGGAAGGACTGGCCTTGTGGGCAGCCGGCCCGGCAACGGCAGCCTTGCCTTTGCCGCCGGCTCCACCTTTCCGCCTGGACAAGAGGGTGCGCGAGGCAGATGCTGCTGCACCTGCGACTGTGGTAGGTGTGGGTTTCAGGTCGGCCATGGTTTGCTGCTGCGGCATTGGTGCCGGAACAGACTGGTTTTCCATAGACTGAGGCCCAACAGTCCGGGCACCGTATCCCTCCACAGGCTTGCCTAGTGGTACTGGACGAGACATCATGGACGGTGCGGAGGCGGGTGCGGGTCCGGGGGCGGGCGACGGGGTTTGCCGGCGAGCCAGCCCAGCGGCGACTCTAGGGTCAAGTCCAGAACCGTACCCCTCCGGCGACGGCCCCTCCGGCGGAGAAAGGCTGGTATCATGCCAATCCGAACTGTCCATATACTCCGAGCCTTTGCCGGTGAAACCTACAGCAGGAAAGGAACTAACCCCCAGTGTCGTAACCTCCGGCCCCTCCGCCTGTCCCGTATACGTCACACCCCGAGGGTTGCCAAAATTACCAGGGACGACGCCCGCGCCCTGCGTGGAAACCCAAGGATTCCCCCGGTTCATGCGTCCAACGCTGCTCGGGCCGCCAGCCTGCACAACCCCACCCGTCCAGTAGCCGGGAGGTGGCTGCCCGCCGGCAGGAACTTGAGAACCAGGCTGAACCCAAGACGGTTGCATCATTGCAAGCGATGCCCTTCGCGCCTCCGGGGTCATCGCATTCAGTTCCGCTTGAGTTGGATAACGGGGGGGTGGATTTGGCACGGTTACCCCTGCTCAACGACGACTTCTGGGAAGTCATTCGGGTCCAAGTCCGGGTGCAAACCGTCCCCTTCCCAGGTCCGACAAGGTGTCGTGTCCTCAGCAGACATGTACTCGCCCACCGTCTTCGACAGAGCAACCTTGACCACCTGCTTCATGAGACCTGCCCTTTCTTCAATCCATTCGCGACGTTCCGCTTCAGCCTGGCGAGCCTGTGTCGAGAGAGCTCTCCGCCCGGCAGCGTACACAAGGAAAACGCAAATGCCAAGGGCAATGTGAAAAGGGTCCATGTTCTAACTCCAAAAGGGTGCCGTCAGAGTGAGGAAAAGAACCCAAGCTCGAGCAACTCTGACTCCACGTCCGAGTGCTCGTCGGAGTCTTCATCCACCAATTCCGATACCGTGCTCCACTTGGGAGGGGCACCCTCCTCCCGTGGCTTCTCGTCGTTGTAGAGCAAGTCCAGATCGTAGTGCTCATCGTGCAGGGCGCATGCGATCATGAAGGAGAAGACGTAGTCGTCGTTCTCGCCTGGCTGCGCCTCGCACCGCATGCCATCCACCCAGACAAAGTTGGAGAGTTGCGTCACCAGCTTGTCGTCGTGGATGATCACCGAGGTGGAGTCCGACCGCAGGGCTTTGCGGGCCGCCGAGACCAGCATCGGACGGGTCTTTGCGGTGGTCTCCCAGCCCAGCTTGTTCCTGATCAACTTGCCTTCAGCGCGGCTCCACTCCAGTTCCCGGTAGATGTTGGGGTAACTGAGTTTGCGGAGTTCCTTGAGCGTGGTCTTGCCGTAGGTGTTGGACTCCGGGCAGACGATGGCGTTGTTGTAGAAGCGACCCAGGATGTCCATCAGGACACCCACTTCATCTGGGTCTGGCTTGCCGATGTAGGCAGCGCATTGCTCGATCGCCCTGCCGCGCCGCGCCCAAGCGGTGATGACGCTGAAGTCGTCGCCGGTCCCGCCGCCGCAGATGTCCGCAGTTATTATATAGCGGGTGCCCTCTTCTGGATCGAGCCAACCCTCAAACTGCCCCACCTCGGTCTCGGTCTTGAAGATGGTCGGTCCTTTGTCGGACAGGTCGAACCTGGTCGATGGGAACAGGTGCTTGTTCTGGGCTGCGAGGAACTTGGCTGCGAAGACCTGGCGCCCGCTGGCGAGGAAGCAGGACACATCGTCGTCGGGGTACTCTTGGAGCATGCGCTCTTCGTCACCGTCGCAGACGTTCCGGTAGCAGTAGCACCACCACAGCCATTGCCCGCAGGACAGGTCGTAGGTCTCGATCCGGTTGCTGCTGTCCTCAAGGAACCCGCCGGCTTCCCTGTCTGAAGCCCTGCCGTGCTTGCGCCACTTCCGCCAATGCCCCAGAACTGTCGGAGCCGGCTTGATGGTGTTCTTGGGCACCGCATGCCAGGGCACAAACCAAGCCTTGAACTCGCTCTCCCCGTTCTTCGCACGCATGTACTCGTCGTAGAAGTACCCGCCTTTGCCGCAGGGGGAGGATTCAAGGATGATGATGCGCCAGGGTCCGAGGCGGGCACCCATGGCCGATTTAACAGCTGTCACCAGCTTCTTTGGGGCTGCGTAGAACGCCACCTCCGAGAAGTGGACGGCTTGCAGGGTCTTGGATCGCCCCTTCTTGGCGGCGACTGCCGAGGTGCCGGCGGTTGCGATGCGGACAAAGGACCCGTTCTTGTAGTGGACTCCGAGCTTCCGGGCCGAGCGGTCCACCTCCGGGCGCACGTCCGGGGACATCTTGGAGTACATGAAGGTGTACTTCTCAAGCAGGGTGTCGGTGGAGTCGTCATCGTGGCTGATGACCATGGCCCGGTAGTTGTCCATGAAGATGGTCAACCAAGACAGGAGAGCGGCAACCCAGGTGGAGAATCCGGCCTCCTGGCGCAGTTTGAGGATGACCATCAGCAGCGGTCTGCCTGCGAGGAGCTCGCGCAGGGCGTGCCTGGTGGCTCGGACTTGCGGCGGGTTGAGTACAAACGGGATGACGTTGGAGTCTGCATCGACGATCTTGACCTCCTGCTCGCAGAAGAAGACGAAGTCCTCTGCCAGTTGGAGGATGTACTGCTCGTCGAACTCGGTATCTGACAGGACTGACAGTTCGTCTGCCACAGCCTCTTCGACGATCTCTTCAAAGATGTCTTGCTTCACTCCGTGCCCCGTTTTCTGCGCCTCGCTGCCAGAGCAGCGACTCTCTGGTGTCTCTCGCCCTGGGAGATGGACGGTGCCGACATGGCGATCTTCATGCAGCGGTCGTACCACTCTTCTTCAGCCCTCGTTTTCTTGTCTTCGACTGCTGTTTCGAGCCTCTCCACAGCCATATTGGCGAGGCTGCGGACTGCATCGTTGGGGAATTGGAGACCGTCGAAAGCGGTCTTAATCTCGTCGAGCCGCTCTTTCACGCTTGCGCTCCATCCCGTTCCAGACCTTGATGGTTTTGATCAGCGACTGCCGTTCGCCTGGGCAGGGCTCTCCTTGCGGGACCCATGCCTCGTGGTCCGCACACTTGGCATACCACACCCCCTCGTGCTTCTCCCTGCGGGCGTCCCACAGGTGGAAGACCTTCTTCTCCTCCTGCGCCTCTTTGCGGCAGTCGGGGCAGTCTCGAGGGCAGTCTCGGTGCCGCCAGCAGCGGTCTGGGGTGTAGAGAACGCGCTGCGGGGTCGGTCGCTTGTGCTTGGGTCCGGGTCTCTTCTTCATCCTTCTTCCGGCGGGTCGGGCAGGGGCGTGGAAAGATTCGGCAGCGTTGGAAGGGTACTCAAGCCCCATCTGAGCCTCTACAGTGCCGACGCACTACTTCAAGCAAACTAGGGGAGGTCTTTGCACATGTCCCGCGTGAACCCGGCGGGCAGACAATCACAGCACCCCATGCTCTTGACCAGTTCAATCGCTGGCAGGCACGCCTCGCCCTCGGTCACCACACAAGCGGTGGCAGCGGCAGCGGTCGCTGCGCTGCAATAGGCTGTCTGCCACCAAGCGCAGCCCATGAGCAACGACCCCGGTGCAGTGAGCTTTGCCTTGCAGGCTGGCTCTTTCTTGCACTCGCCAAGGTGCATGACGATCTTGTCAAAGCGGGTCGCCTCGGCTGCGGGCGCTGCGGGTGCTTTCTGTTCGCTGCACGAAGTCAGCATGAGGCTCAAGCCAACCATCAGAATCATGAACGCTCTCATCAGTCTCTCCTTGGACATCGGTTCTAAACCCCTTGACGGGCTCCTTTCTAACATGCTTACGACACGCTCAACGTGCCTGTTCCGCTAATGTCGGCCATGTCGGCACCCTCAGTGACACCGACAAAGGTTCCATACAACTTCCCGTGCGTACTGAACAGCGAAAAGGTCGCCATACCCTCGACAACGTCCACCGCAACGCAGGTGAAGTGACACTTGCCCGCAACGGTTTTTGGGTTCACTAAGAATGTCCCTGCCACTGGCGCTGTGAACGCACCGAAATCCCAACTGAATCCCGATGCGTTGAAGCTGACAGCGCACTCATACGTCCCGGCCACCGCCAGCGTGCAGTCCAGCACATAGTATAGTGCCCCCGCACAACTTAACAGCCCAGCACCCACGCCGAACCCGTCACCGAGGGCAAGCAGGTGTTGATTAGCCTTAGCGACATCAGAGCCAGCAGGTGTTGCCTTTATCCGTTCGATCTGTTTAGCCAACGCTTGCTCTGCCATCTTGACAAGCATGTCAGACATCTACCTCTGCCTCCCGGTTGCTGCAACTGCGGTTCCGACAGCGCGGACTCCCTTCAGAATCTAACCTGCTCCGCCCCCGCTCTGCGGCATCCCTCTGCCGGATGTATTCGTCGTGCAGGTGCTGCCGGTCGGAAGGGGTGGAGATGTGAACAACAGACACACCGGCCTCCCGGTGGGTGGGGTGGGGGCAAACGCCGCCCTCAGGTATCCGAACTCCGCAATCGCAGTCCGAACAGGTCTCTCCGCAGTCCCCGCAACCCGACCTCCCCGCCAACTCCTCGACCCTCTCCCGAGCCCTCTTCTCCCAAAACTCGCTGCTCCGGGCAGCCGCCTGTAACATCTGAAGATGCGACCCGGACACCAGGTACATATCGTACCCAGACACCCTCCGACAACCCTCACTCACTAGAAGAGGCGCAACCTCTATCAACCCTGCTCGCTCGGACATGTGTTCCTCCTGCAAGAGCCTTCCGCCCAGCAGAATACACACACAACCAACACCTGACAACAAGATTAGGAAAGCAAGAGAGCGAGACTTCCCTTAGAGGGACTGCGTCCCTTCCAGTGTATCGACTGCTCGCATAACTTGCTCCGCTCCTGCCTTGCAGTCGATTCTTAGTAAGAGACCGAGGTTTTGTCAAGATGTTTCTGCCGCCAGTTGATTGGGGTCTGTGGACATCACCGTTTTTTGGGATATATCGGGTATGGGGGTGTCCCCCCCGAGCACTAGCCCCTCGAGGCCAGGTACCCCCTTACCCACGGGCAGGCACCCATGTGGGCGATCTAGCGTCAAAGGAACGAAAAGCCCCCTATATTCAAAGAGTTAGCTATCTTTGTTGTGCTGCGTCTTTATGGTGTTCCCTACCCTGAGGGTCCAGATTGACGGTGATCGGCTGTGCTCGCAAGCAGTGGCTTGCAAATGGCATAGGACACAACTTGTCATAGGCGGTGATGGGAGGCTAGCTCGAGTTGACGCACGTCACCGTTCCCGGTCTAGGTCTAGCCTTCCCATATCAACGCCCGATCTTGGTGCCTTGTCGATCTTCCCTGTCCACCGATGATCACTGCCGATGGTTGGCGGGGATCGGGCGACCCTCATCTAGGATCAAGCTGGATAGGGGGCAGAAGAGTTAGTTGACAGTAGGTGCGAACCATGCCCTTAATACTCCTACGGCAATTAAGCCGACTTAAGCGGTCCCGAACCGCAAGCGAGGAAGACATGGCACAGCGCATCAACAAAGCAACCGATCCAACCACTTCTTTTCGGACTGGTCCCGTTATTGCTGAGGGCCGGATCTCCGTTGTTGCTCTACCGGGGGACCCTTCCTTGTTCTCAAGCGAGCAAATCTACCTCCAGCGGACCCTTTACGCTGACAACGGCTCGCATATGGCGACCACCATTCACTTGGCATCAAGGGCAGAATTGGACACACTAATTAGCAATCTCCAAGCGTGCCGACGTTGGATCTCCAAGCGCAGTACAGAAAGCTAGGCTCTGCCGTTGCCCATTGCCCCGGACTACCACGGTCCGGGGTATAGGGCAGGGGCAGACCCTGCGACACCTAAGCGGCCCTGAGTCGCATACGAGGATACAATGAGAGAATCGACACTAATATGGACTGGCAATAGCGAATTGAACGGCCAGCCGATCGCTGTTTTCGCCCGCGTTGGCGCTAATCGCAAGGTAAAAGGCAAGGTGAAGGCGCGGCAAGTGCTCGCCTTGTCCGTTGTGCCGATGGTCACGATTGCCAAGGTCCGGGCAGCCGACCACGGTCAGTCTGCCATCAAGCTTGGTACCACCTATCGCCACAGCTTGATCAATGGCGCGATTGACTCGGTCTGCGACAATGCCTGCGAGCACAAGGGCAATGCTAAGTGTTACGCCCAATACAACGCTCAGAGCGTCTCGGAACCAATCACCACGATCCGCAAGGCTGGGCCAGCGATCAAGGCGCGACCCAATGCGTTGCGAAACCATCTACGTGCCCATCGATTCCAGTCGGGCGACAAGTATCGGCTGATGGTTGTCGGCAGTACCGGCGCGATCCCCGCTGCTGTTGTTGATAACATGTTGTCCACGTTCGCCGACTTTGGCATGCAGTCGCTGGCCTATGTCGAGAATTGGCGAGACCGCCCGGATTTGTGCGAAACCCATATGGCTTCTTGCTACACCCTAGAAGACCTTGCCGAAGCTAAGGCGGCGGGTTGGAGAGGCTTCTACTCTCCCGCCGCCGAGACCCTTGGAAACACGTTGCCCGAGGGTGCTACCCTCTGCCCCGGCAGTGTCTACCGCAAATATGCTGGGCTTAAAATTATGTCGTGCGCCGACTGCGGTCTTTGCGACGGCGCCGGCAAGGGCTTGTCGATCGTCTCGCCACGGCACGGCAACGGCGACGCGGGACGCGTCCAGTCGCTTGTCCGCAAAGGCGTGCTCGGGCGCCTTATCTACACTGCCAAGGGGAAGGTGATCGGAGCCTACGCCGCAGCATAGCAGCGACTTCCCGGTATGCTGGCGACCCGCCGATGGTCGCCAGCATCACGGGGCGCCTCTGCCCTGCCCTGATAGACGGAGACCGAAACCATGA